CGTCTGGATTATACACAACATAAACCCACCCCTCTGGAACTTGCTCACCCTCGACTACAGTAGTCTCACGCTTGGTCATTGGTGTTGACTGACCAAACTCAGACTTGTGTCTGGTGGTTGTGTCTCCCACGGCGTCCTTTGCTGCTCTCCTAATCTCAATACGCTTTTCTTTCGGTAAATCATAGAAAGCCTTAGAGCCACCCGCTGTCTTGTAGGATATGGCGCTGACGGCGTTTAACCGTGGGTTTCTATTATGACTGATGGAGTTATCTGCATAACGCTTACAACGACGGCACATTCCTTGAAGTCCAGCGTAGCATGGCCCAAACTCCCCAACTGGAACCATATGATCTGGGTAATCTTCACCACATTCCCAATGCCTCTTGTAACCGCAACACCTTACTTTAATCATCTGCGTAGATAAGATTCAGGCCCAGTAGAACTAGGCTGGCTCTTTCTCATCCTCCGAATCACCATAATTAACCGTCGAAGGATTAAAATAATACACCTCCGCAATCGGTAAGTCCATCTTTTCATTTACTAACTCCTTTAAAGTTTCCCAAAGTTTCTGTTCGATAACGCTGTCAGAATTGTACGCACTCTCCAACAGCATATCCCCTATAGACTTAATGTCTGTATTACCCAACCTTCCAGCCGCCATCTCCCTAGCGAGGGTTATGGATGACCCAAAGTGGAACAACAACATCTGACCAAAACTAACCTCGCTCATTTCAACTCCTTCATTCTATGGAACAAAAGTTTCGCAGCCAAGAAAGCCTTGAAGTTCTCACTCAATGCTGGCTCTGTTGACCTTGCAGCTTCAAACATTCCAGTGGTCTTGTCGCACCTAAGAATGTAAGTAGCATCTACATGGCGGCCCTTCATGTCCTCGACAGCTTTAGCGTAGGCAGCTACCTGTAGATAGTACTCAGGGTAGATTGCCCTTGATGTCTTCCAATCTATAACGCAATACTCCCCGTTTATCTCAGCGATAGCGTCTACTGTTCCAGCATACTTATATCCTCGATTGTATAACTTCTCTTCAGAAGATAGCCACTTAACATCATTCTCTTTAACCCAGTCTCTGAAAGCGTCAACAGCATTGATGACTCCTTCGTTGGTCGGGTTGGCTGGTGCTTCGCCCTCACCCAGCTTCCACTTGATAGCTTTCTCAAGCCACTCATGGGTTAGGTTGCCTATGTTTAAGGCATCACCAGACTTGGTTTTGTACGCAGCCTTCAAGCCCTTAATCAAAGCGTCAAGACCCATACCCTTAGTATGGAACACTCCCTGACCCTCTGATGAACTGGTATCATCGTAGAACATGTTACGCTCTAACCAAGTTGCACCCATCTTCAAAGCCCACGGTACAAGAGCGGGTTTAGATATAATCCCCAGCACCTGAGTGGCGCTGGGGACTATAACGTCATCCGCCTTGTAAGAGTGCAGCCGCTTGTCAAAAGCTAACTCGACAGACGGCCCCTTGGCGTACTCAATCAACATCAGAAAGGAACGTCATCCGATACGCCAGCGGAAGAACTGCCCTTACCACTCCCGTTGTAGGGTGGTTGCAACTGGCCTGACAAATAGTTATTGCCAGCCTTAGAGACATTCTTCCAGATGGAAACAGAAATCTCTTCACCATTCCACAACGCTTTGCCAGAATAGTCTGGACGCTTCTCATTACCTTCTTTATCATTCACAAACAGCATTATTGTGTTGTCTTTCATGTCCATAATTAAATCTCCTAATTTAGTTATTTGATTGCCCGACATGGGCATACACCATCGGTTTTGCATCTGCTTCTTCCTTTACTAATTCTTTCTCCTGCTGCTTCAGCAGTATTGTTGCATAATCAATTATCTTTGTCAAGTCCCCTATGGGGTCGCCCTTCCTGTTCCACCGTGAGGCGTACTTAACAATGTTCCCACTACAGAAGTCAAGGTCATTCATCTGTATGTATTCTATCGGCTGGATAATCATCGCCTCGTAGTGGCCCTTATATTTATCTGGCGCTCTCATATCGAACATACTCCTGATAAGCATTGTTCATCAGAGTTATCCTCAAAGATTACCCCACGCTTTGTATTAGCCTCCTCATAAGCCACTGACGTTATGGGTTGACCTCCGCGAGAGCCATCAGGGTACACGGTAAGGCCGCGTAGACCATGAGCGTACTTGCGAACTAACCTCACAAACTCATTCACCCCGCTCTCGTTATTCAAGTCCGTACCCCACGCTGGTAAGTTAAGTGTAGAGCTTATAGCATGATCCACATACTTCTGAAGCTCAAACTGAAACTTAATCCTACGCTCTGGATCAGCCGCAAGATCAACCGCAGATTCAATATCCTCCGGCTTGATTCCTCGACCAATCAAGGCTTGGGCTGTGCCGTCAACCATAAACTGATGCTTCCATTTGGTTCCATCCGCAAGATAACGTCGCCTGTACGCGACTGCGTAGATAGGCTCCACTCCAGAGGTGGTTCCCGCAAGGATTGAGATAGTGCCTGTCGGGGCAATCGCTCTATATCCTTTAGGACGGTTGAGAAACAGTCGGTCACAGTGTTCATTAGCACTTCTTTCTGATTCATCTCTGTATACCTTTAGCCATGATTTAAATTCGTCGCACATCCCGTACTTGTGTCCGCGTTGTAGCAACCATTCATGTACACCCATCAACCCCAAGCCAATACGGGAGTTCTGCTGTCTAACCTTCTCCACTTTGGAGTAGGGAAGGTGAGCGCGAATCAATCCGCAAACCAAAAACTTAGAGGCTAAGGTTACTACATCTTTAAACTCATCAATGGAATCAATGGCAGCCAAGTTGACGCTACCAAGATTACATACATCGCTGTCATCTTCGCTAGTGATTTCCGTACAGGCATTCCTAAGTGTTTCATTTTCTTTTACTCCAAAGTTAAAGGAGAATCCCGGCTCTCCTGTCATTAATGCCTGTTTACAATTCTCAGTAAACACCTCAGACCCATTGCCGTTAAGCCATGCGTCATCGTAATTAAGGCTTATGTTCATCATATCTAGCGGTGCATGGTAGTTAAAATCAGCTTTCTTTATGTCAGATACAGACATATTGGTTCCCGGCACAGTGATATCATGCCAGTTCTTAATGTGTAAGAAATCCCACGCATCCTCATGCTGCCAGTTGAGGCTGCCATACAGAGCTGATCTGCGACTGCCACCCTGCATGACGTTCCTGCCCACCTCGTTCAGGGTGTGCAGCAAAGGGATAGGCCCACTTGCCACGCCACCAGTACGTCGCAACTGGCGACCAGATGGACGGCACAGAGATACATCCGCTCCTATGCCGCCACCAGTCATAAGGCATGACATGGCTCTCTCCGTAAGTCCAGCCCACGCTTCGCGTGCGTCTTCCTCAAGCCTCAGTAGATAACAATTATTAAAGAATCTCGCATCGCGTCCAGCATACCAGAGGTATCTACCACCCGGCATGAACTTGAAATTGGAGATGTAATTCGCCAGTTGATCCCTGTCAGACTTAGACATGAGGTTATTCTTCTGCCCATCCATGTCTCCGCATACATAATTAACTACCGTGTGCGCTCGATCTTCCCAAGATTCATACGCATTACTAGCGTACTTGTGACGAAAAACAGTCTCGCCTAATTCAGTTCTAAACGCTGTCGCCATACTCTTTCCTCCACTCTTCAATAGATTTCTTCTCTCGCTTTGCCATGAGAGCATCATAACCCTCTGGCGTAGCCCATGAAGCGGGTTGTTTCTTCTTGTCGAACGCCGCAGGGTGGTATAGGTACCTACCAATACCAAACTTAACTGCCGCACGCTTCAACGCATCAGAGATGCCACCCTTCGCCGCCTCGATGTTGCTGTCATCAGCGCCATCAGCTTTGGTTACATACTTCCCACCAATGTTTAGCGTTAAGTAGCACATCATACGACCACCAATAAAATCATACCGCTCCTCCCAACCATCCAATCCTACCGCTTGATCCAGCCTATCCATTACATCTCGCGCAGTGATGTACACCAGTTCACCGCTACCACCTTGACCTCGACGCCATCTCAGCCTGTCAACAGGGAATGGTCGCTTTAAGTCATGTTCAATTTTATTCACTAATCTGTGCCTCCGGGGTTGGTAATTAATTCATCTTCATCTGTGATTACTTCTTCGTGATAAGACCCATCCTCTTCTACCCACGCACGATACTTGCGCGTGATTAGTTCATGGCGTTCAATTATTGTAGGGTCATCCTTAGACCCTGCATCGAATGCCCGTCCGTATTTATTGGGTGAGAAAATAGCTTCTTCCAATTCACGGAAGACAGAGAGTGGGGTGTTTCTAATTATCATGCCTCGCATTATAAAGTATCTCCTATTGTTTGTCAACAAGTTTGTTAAAGAAATGTTCGGCTGGAACCACCACTAGCGGCACCTCTCCATTCTTCTTGATAATAAGCATGGGGATGTACTCGCCGCAGTTGGCTTTAGCCTGTTGGTACGCCTTCCAGACATTTAAGCTTTCCGCATTCTTGCACTCGACAGAATAAGGAAACTTCTTTCTGGCGCTGGCAGACAGCATAATATCCTCACCACCAGCACCCATTGAGCGGGACTCTATGTCAGCAGGATCAAGACCTATTAGGCTAATCAAAGCCTGTCTCACCCACTGTTGGAGCCTTCGCCCTTTATTCTTTGCAGACTGAGGCTTCATTAGTTCAATCCTACGGCCTCTAATTCGCCCACCACGCCACCTTCTGGCCTAACATTACCCCCCATACCTAGTTGGGTGGGTAACTCGCTGTCGCGGTAGTAATTCATCGACGCCATGTCCAGCCACAAGTCTATCTCCATCTCAGCGCCATCAAAATTCCGCGCCTTACACAAGCTAAGATAAGCGTCGGGTTGGTGTGGGTCTAACTCAAATGTTCGCCCCATCAACAAAACATTGTCAGCGCGATTGGTCAAGTCTGCACTTCCAGCCACGCTCCACTTATCCAGACGGTCTTTAACACTGGCACCCTTTCTAGCGTGAGCCACTAGCATGATATGGGTGTCCAAGCCCCGTGCTGCACCAGCTAGGCCGCAGATGACATCCTTCTGCCCATTCCAGTCATCACTGGCTGTACTAAGGGTCATCAGGGAATCCACCAGCACGAAGTCCACAGCATGAACGTCTACTGCGTAGCGTATGATGCTGAACAGGGTGCGTGGATTGACTGAGCCATACTGATCGTAGAACCACAGACTATCACCCGACCACTTAGCGAAGTCGAGCGCGGCATCCAGACTTGGTGAGGCTTGGAGTGATGTTTGGCGGATCATCCTAGCCAATTGCATTCGACAGCTCATCTCAAGTGAGATAGACAGGCACCTAAATCCCTGCTCTGCCGCAGACAGCATGATCTGACTAGCCAGTAGAGACTTGCCAGCACCATTGATGCCAGCCAGCACCGTCAACTCACCAGCGGCAAACCTGAACTTATCCTTAAGGATGGAATTGCCACCCAAACAGTCGGGCAACTTGATGCCGTTTAGCTTGGTGCCGTTGAGGTAATAATCCATTACTTCCTTGAGGTATTCTGGATCACTGGCTGACCTTACCTTGCGTTCAGCATCGGTGATCTTCTCATACTTCCGCAATGTCTCTGTGTCTAAATGTATAACGCTACTCATGTTTCTTATATTCTCCTTTAAATACCCAGTAGTCTGTGTCTTCTAAGTTGGAAGCCTTATTGTACCACGAAGGCCACGTTGTGCGATACCACATATTTTCGTGCTGACCATTTTTAGGTACAGCCATCAACGCCTTGACATCCCATCTGATATGCGTGTAACCATGCTGAGTTCCAGACCACATCACCTCCTCAATAGACTGCGTTCGCTCTGGATCATTCCTTCTATTATCCACAAAATACTGAGGGTAATCCCTCATTCTTTGTAGCCTTTTGTAGATTCTCCAAGAGTTCCGCATGTACCTGTCAACCTTAGCTTTAGGCTCCTCATATAGCCTGATAACATGGATATACTTTAGCGCCCGGTTCATCAGGGCTTCCAGTTCAATTCTGGAACTTTGCCTCAGCATTGCTATTGCCATTTTAGGAAGGGTTTCTAGCTTTCGCATGGCGCGGTCTAGGTTGTAACCACGTTGCATTATATTATCACTAAGCCCATAAGTCGCTGTAATCTAAGCTATTTAAATCAACGTATTCGTCGATGGAATACTGTAGTTGAGCGGCCTCATTCTGCGTCTCAATATCACGCGAACACCAGCCGCCCCACTGATAGGCGCACAACTCATGCCCGTACTGACAGGTGCAATCAGGACTCTCTATTTCATACCTAAGCATTTTTCATATGCCCCATAGCTAACCCCCAATCCTCTGGGAATCTGTCTCTAAAGAACTCATCGTCATCCCTTGGGGCTAATGAAGAGTAACCGCAACCATCACATCTGCAATGGTAGTACTGTCTTAGCCCCCCATCTCTTTTAGAAAACTTACCAGTAGTTTTAATCATCCTACCATGCCTGAATCTACAGTATGGCCTCATGTATATTTCTCCTCGAAATGTGCTTCTGCATCCTTCAGCGTTTTGAACTTCAGACTTCGCATGAAGTATGGTTCACCGTGATCACCGAATTCGTAGACGTCAAGGCACGATTTGCTGCGAGAGACATCAGAGGGTCGCCACACCCCCTGAAACTTCTCGCTGTTGAGTAGCTTGGGTTTATTTTTCATCCGCTTTTCTCTTGTAGTCATCGTCGCGTTCCTTCAGAGCCACATCAAGTTGGTACAGCAGCTCCTCAGAATCAGACTCTGTGAGAGACAGCTCCCATCGAGTTCCAGATGAGCTTTCGCCCACTAACTTAGTATATACC